GATATGGTCCGATATGTTACAGGAAGATTAACCCACCGGCGGCAAGGCAGAAGTCGTCGGTGGAGCATTACAACCTTGCAGATGATGAAAATTACCATGTGCCCGGCCAGATGGAGTTGAGTGAATTTATTGATATGCCGGAGGTAAGCGAGGAGAAAGTCAATGATTAAGATTATTTGTGATAGGTGTGGTAAAGAAATATTGGACGGAAAGCCCGGATACATAGCTGTGAATTACAGGGATAGTGAAACAGGGGAATTAAAAGTGGATAATCCTTATGAGCATAATCATTACTGCGATTCCTGTATGGAAGCAATCTGTGATTTTGTAAGCAAACCACCCGAAACCGTTATCAAAACGGAGGAAACTGTTATTGAAACACCAAAAAGCGTGTCAAAAGAGGAGAAAAGCGTTCCAAAACCACCCGAAACCGTTTCGGAATCGGAGGAACAGTCCGGCAGAAAGAAAATTGACATTGGGAAGATAATGGCTCTGAAAAATGCCGGATGGAAGAACAAAGACATTGCAGATGAAATGCGGATGGATCCGCAAGCTGTAGCAAATGCTATCTATCAGTATAAAAAAAGGCAAGAAACAGGCACTTTGAAAATGACCAGAATAGCGGAAATAAGCAGTGAGCGACCAAAATTATAGAAAGAAGGTGCAATATGTCAGAAATTAAGTGTACAACGATAGAAAAAGTTGGTATAATAAAAGAGCAGGCAAGCGGATGGACGAAAGAACTCCGTCTTGTAAGCTGGAATGATGCGGCTCCCAAGTACGATATCAGAGATTGGGCGCCGGATGGTGAGAAGAGCGGTAAAGGCATTACGTTGACGGAAGATGAAGCAAGAACTCTAATGGAACTTCTTGAGAACCACTTTAGATAAACCGGTACCAGGGCCGGCGGTAATTAAAGGAGGTCTAAAGCAATGGATAATCAGGAAGCAAAACCTGTATTGGTAACGCTCTCGAAAGAGGAGCTTCAAGCCCTCTTCGAAAAGGCGGCGGAAGCTGGAGCGAAAGCAGGCATAGAGAAATATGAGGAAGAAATAAATAAGCATCGTAAGCAGAGAGGTGATAAACGGTATCATAATACCAAGCTCTTGCTCAGAAATTATCGAATGCTACAGGTCAATGCAGAGAATTCCGTCTTTGGACGTTCGCAGATGCAGGAATCCGCAGCTGATATTCTTGAAAGCATGATGAATTTGTATAATGACGAAGTGGTTGTTGAGTCCATCAAGAACAGCGCTACCCGAACAGCGATTATCGTCAGCCATGTAAAGACCATGATAGATATGTATCAGATTTACTGTGAGAGGTCACAGAACGAATTGGATCAGAGAAGATTTGACATTATCTATGGATTGTATGTGGCCGAGGAAAAGGTAACCAGAAAAGAGCTGATGGATAAGTGGCACATATCCACCGACACTACATACCAAGACGAAAAAATCGCCATCGAACGACTTTCGGCGTTAATTTTTGGAGTGGACGGTTTGTATTAACCCGAAATACACCACCCCGAAAAAGTATCGGTTGACACCAGAATATTAAAAATGTTATGATGCAAACTGTAAAATTCTAATTGCGTCATCGAAACCCCGGAAACCCTTAGTGGTCTTCGGGGTTTTGTTTTGCTCCGGAAACTATAAAACTCACATAGTGAAGGAGGACAAAACATGACAGGGATAATTGTATTGATTATCTATGCACTCATAATGGTGGGTGCGACGCAACTATTAACCAGGAAGGGAAACGACAGAGAGAGCTTCCATGTTGGAGACAGGAAAATGGGTACCGTGAGGTCGGCTATGAGCATAGCTGCCACATGGATTTGGGCGCCGGCATTATTCACGTCGGCCGAGAAAGCATATTCGAATGGCTTTGCAGGGCTGTTCTGGTTCCTTGTTCCAAATGTATTATGCTTACTGTTGTTTATACCTTTCGCAAAGAAAATCCGTAAGGAGATGCCAAACGGTATCACGCTTTCGGGATATATGCACGAAAAGTACAGGTCCGAACATGTAAAGAAAACTTACTTGTTCCAGCTGGTAGGTCTTTCGGTGTTATCGACTGCAGTGCAGCTTCTCGCCGGAGGGCAGATTCTTAGCTTAGTGACAGGACTTCCTCTGTGGCTCATGACGATTATTCTCGCCGCCATAGCATTTTCATATTCTGCGATATCCGGAATAAGAGCCTCGGTGCTTACTGACGTGATTCAAATGCTGTTCCTGTTGATTGCCTGCGCAATATTCGTACCGTGGGCTATCAATATGAACGGAGGATTTGAAGCTATTAACTTGGCCGGTATTACAGGGGAGTATGGAAATCTCTTCTCCGGCAAAGGCTTGGAAGTTTTTCTTGGCTTCGGACTTCCTACTGCAATTGGATTGTTTGCAGGACCTTTCGGTGACCAATGCTTCTGGCAGAGAGCTTTTTCTGTAAGAAAAGACAGAATCGGTAAGGCTTTCTCGTTGGGAGCTTTATTTTTTGCAGTGGTACCATTATCAATGGGTATCCTCGGTTTTATTGCCGCAGGTATCGGTTTCGTACCGAAGTCTGCAGGGCAGGTAAACTTCGAACTCATCCAGGCATTATTCCCGGCGTGGGTAATCATTCCGTTTATGTTTATGCTTATCTCCGGATTGCTTTCGACAGTAGATAGTAATTTGTGTGCAATAGCATCTCTGACTACGGATATGAAGATAACAAAGAATATGGATGAGAAGCAGAAGCTCACATTTTCCAAGGGAGCTATGGTAGCGTTGTTGACTGTAGGAATTGCAATAGCAAATATTCCGGGACTGACAGTTACGCACATGTTCCTGTTCTATTGCACGTTCAGAGCTACAACAATGCTTCCTACAATGCTGACTCTTATGGGAGTAAAGCTGAAGGCGGCAGGAGTGACCGCAGGAGTAATCACTGCGTTGGTCGTAGGGCTTCCTATTTTCGCCTACGGGAACATTTATGGGTTTTCGACATATAAAACAATAGGCAGCCTCTTAACTGTCCTCTCGGCTGGAATTGTAGCGGTCATTGTATCGAAGATTTCAAAGAAGGGAGCATAGGAGAATGGGAAATGAATTGCTCGGAAGAAAACAGAGGGTAACAAACGAAGCTTGGTTGGAGGTGCTCGAAAAAATTGAGCAACTGGTACCAAGAGAACAGCTGGAAGAGAAAGTCAATAAGGCTGTTGCAGAGATTAAGGCAAAAGCGGATGGAAAGAAAGCTGCATTTGCTTGGAGCGCCGGTAAGGATTCATTGGTCTTAGAGAAGATTTGCTATATGGCCGGAATTACCTCCTGCGTCCTCGTAATCAGCAATTTGGAGTATCAAGCATTCTTAGAATGGGTAGAAGCAAATAAGCCTGCGGAATTGGAAATTATCAATACTGGCCAAGACCTTGAATGGTTGGCGAAGCATGAGCAGATGCTCTTCCCGCAGAATTCTCAGATAGCTTCCCAATGGTTCCATATCGTTCAGCATAGAGGACAGGCAAAATACTATAAAGACAAAGAGCTTGATATGTTACTGCTTGGCCGAAGGAGAGCCGACGGGAATTATGTTGGCAAAGGCGATAACATTTACACGGATGGAAAGGGTGTCACGAGATACAGTCCTTTGGCAGATTGGAGCCATGAGGACATTTTGGCATTCATCCATTATTACCAAGTGGCAATGCCGCCGATTTACGAATGGAAGAAAGGGTATTTGTGTGGAACACATCCATGGGCGGCCAGACAATGGACTGGTTCCGTGGAGAATGGTTGGAGCGAGGTGTATGAAATTGAGCCCGGCATTGTAGAAGATGCTGCCAAAGTCATTCCAAGCGCCAAAAAGTTCCTTAAAAGCCTTAAAAAGTAGTGAAAGCATTTGCATACAAATGTATTCAATGTATATCACGCTATTTGCAGATAGCGTTATGAGCATGAAACCCAAAATCATGCACGTTAGCCATACGTCATTGTCCTTCAGAACAGTTTAAGAACAATGGAGGACAACAAAATGGAAATTAAGAGAATGAAACTCGCTGACTTGGTAATCCCGGAGAAGAATATCCGCATCCATACAGACCAGCAGCTGAGGGAATTTGAAAGAAGTGTCAGGATGTTCGGCCAGATCAGACCGATTGTCATTGATGAGAACAGGGTAATCCTTGCCGGAAATGGTTTATATGCCACACTGCTCCGCATGGGAGAAGCTGAAGCGGATGTTTATCAGTATTTCGATTTGACGGAGAATCAGAAAAAGAAGCTGATGATAGCCGACAATAAGATATTCGCACTCGGCATTGAGAACCTTAACACTTTGAATGAATTCCTCGAAGACCTGCACGATGATTTGGATATCCCGGGATATGATTCCGAAATCCTTAAACAGATGGTATCGGAAGCAGAGGACATTACCGAGAAGCTTTCAGAATATGGAACTCTCGATGAGGACGAGATAAAGGCCATCAAAGAGAGAAATGAGAGACAGGCTATGGAACCACCAAAGCCTGTTTTTGGTTCTAATAACACAGAAAACCAGCAGACGGCACCTGTTACAACCACATCCGAGCCTATCCGTGAGGAACAGAGCGAAGAAACCGCCGACATTCGCAAGTTTGTTATCTGCCCGAATTGTGGGGAGAAGATATGGCTGTAAAGAGATGTGAGTCCAGTATCGATGTTGTGAAAGCTGCAGAGATCCGAATTGTAAATGTATTCAATAACGGATTGCCTGTATTTATGTCTTTCTCCGGCGGTAAGGACAGCTTATGTATGGCGCAGCTTATTTACAATCTGGTGCAACAGGGCAAAATCAATCCGGCACAGCTGGTAGTACAATTCATAGATGAAGAGGCTATCTTCCCTTGCATAGAGGATACAGTAAAGGCATGGAGAAAGAGATTTCTCCTTATGGGAGCAAAGTTCGAGTGGTATTGCTTGGAAGTCAAGCATTACAACTGCTTCAATGAGCTTTCCAATGATGAGACCTTTATTTGTTGGGATAGCACGAAAGAGGATGTATGGGTAAGACGCCCGCCTGCATTTGCAATCAGGAATCACCCACAATTAAGACCGAGGATAGATGCGTATCAAGATTTCCTTCCGAGAACCTGTCAGAGCGGCATTACCATTACCGGCATAAGGACAGCGGAATCGGTTCAGAGATTACAGAACATCGCATCCATGATACGAGCAGGAAAGACAATGACAAATAAGCACCAAGTATTCCCGATTTATGATTGGACGAATAATGATGTGTGGTTGTATCTGCTCCAGGAACATGTAGATATCCCGGACATTTATTTGTACCTGTGGCAAGCAGGAACAAGGAAAGGGCAGTTGAGAGTATCACAGTTCTTTTCCATAGACACAGCACGAAGCCTTGTGAAGATGGATGAGTATTACCCGGACCTCATGGAGCGGGTAGTACGCAGAGAGCCCAATGCTTATTTGGCGGCATTATACTGGGACAGTGAAATGTTTGGCCGAAGCACCAATGCGAGAAAGGAAATAGAGAAGGGGCAGGAAAAGAAAGATTACAAGGCAGAGTTAATTGAGATGTTCAACAACATGGACATATATTTTACTACAAAGCATAAGCGGTATGTGGCTTCCAGATACCGAAATTTCTTCATATCGGTTGCGGCTATAGCGACTGATAAGGATTACAAAGCGATTTACGAGGGGCTTATCTCCGGTGATCCAAAGCTCCGCTCCTACCGAGCTCTTTATCAGAGAATATATGGCAGATATATATCAGATGCTAAAAGGGAGGAGGCGAAGAAAAATGGATAGATTGATGATGCCGGCGGCTACTCTCCAATGGGTAGATAGAAACCTCGTGAGACCAAACGATTACAACCCAAACAAGGTATCGAAGCAGAACCTTGAACTGCTCACTCAGTCGATATTCACAAACGGATGGACGCTTCCTATTGTTGTTCGTCCGGATTATACGATTATTGACGGTTTCCACAGATGGACAGTTTCCGGTCCTGATTGGACGTACGTTCCTCCGTCTGAAAAGGATAAGAGGACATTGTACGAGCGTTTGGGTGGAAAAGTGCTTGTTGTAGTTGTTGACCACAAGGATAAGGCAGGAAATATTTATGGTACCGTGACTCATAACAGGGCAAGGGGTACACACCTGCTCGAACCTATGAAGAAAATCGTCAAAGAACTTATGGACGAGGGAAAAACGGTAGAGGAAATCGGGAAGCAGCTTGGTATGCGCCCGGAGGAAATATTCCGTCTGTCAGACTTCTCAAAAGAGGACTTTTTGAAGATGATGGTACAGGATAGGCAAAACTACTCAAAAGCGGAATATATAACGAAGTTATAATGTTAGCACAAATAATATTCGTATCAACGGGGGAGGGCTTAGTGTTCTCCCCTTTGCCCGTACACACGGACGGGAACAATTAAGCAAGGAGGGAGGTTAAATGCCGACACCAAGAGGTCCAGATACGGACAAAAGAAGTGAAGAACGCAAGCAGGCGGAACGATTGTATTTGGAAAGCAAGGGAAACATCAAACTTGTTGAGATTGCTGAGAAGCTCGGTCTTCCGGACAATAAAGTCCGCAAATGGAAATCGCTGGATAATTGGGAAGGTAAGTTAAACCCTGCCAAGGCTGAAAAGAGCAAAAAAAAACCTGTGGAGCGTTCCACCAAAGAAAAAGGGAGCGTTCCACCTAAAAAGAAGGTTGGAGCACCCAAGGGGAACACGAACGCCAAAGGACATAAGAACCCAGTGCCGCCACCAGATACCACAAAGCACGGTGGTTATTCTGCGGTATATTGGGATACATTGGACGAGGACGAGTTGGAACTTATTGAGGAAGTACCAAAGAGTGAGGAGGATTTACTTATAGAGCAGATACAGCTGTTCTCGGTAAGAGAGCGCCGCATCATGAAGGCCATTAACAAATATCGAGCCATGGACGGACCGGTGGCAATCGTCAATACCTTCCGGAGTGAAAGAAAGCGGAGTTTTGACAGCACCGAAGATGAGGAAGAGTACAACCGGCTTATCCGTGAGAAAATTGATAAAGGCGAGAGGATGCCCGGAAGGGAATACACAACACAAACCTCTACCGACAATAAGGATAACATCATAGCGAGACTGGAATCCGAGTTGTCGAATGTGCAGGCTAAGAAGACGAGAGCTATTGAGGCTCTTTCCCGTATCCATTTGGAGAAGGCGAAGCTTGAAGGAGATAATAAGGGCAATGATGTTGTTAAGACTTGGGCTGAAAAAGTGCTGAAGGCAAGGAGGGAGCAGGGCAATGAGTAATAATTTGGATTGGCTTGACGACTTCCTGGAGGAGAGTATTCCAATATGGAAGAACGACCCTGTTGCATTTATGCGTGAGGTCCTGTTATTTGAGCCTGACGATTGGCAAATTGATGTAGCCTATGATTTAAGGGATTATCCAAGAGTATCGGTTAAATCCGGCCAAGGTGTTGGTAAGACTGGTGTGGAAGCTGCATTGCTTCTGTGGTTCTTGGTGTGCTTCCCGTTTCCTCGTATTGTCGCGACTGCTCCAACAAAGCAGCAGCTTCACGATGTACTATGGGCTGAGGTTGACAAGTGGATGAGCAACTCTCCTTTGCTTCCTATGCTCCTTAAATGGACGAAGACCTATGTTTATATGCTTGGCTATGAAAAGCGTTGGTTTGCGGTAGCGAGGACTGCTACAAAGCCAGAGAATATGCAAGGTTTCCACGAAGATAAT